GAAGATTGTGAATTGGTGCTCCAATGATTACTTGGGCATGGGACAGCACAAGGTCGTGATTGATGCCATGCACACCGCACTTGATCAAACGGGTAGTGGAAGTGGTGGCACGAGAAACATAGGTGGCACCAGTCACTATCACGTTGCCCTGGAACACGAAATTGCAACACTGCACAACAAGGCAAGGGCATTGTTATTTACGAGTGCATATGTGGCCAATGAATGGACGCTAATTGCTCTTCCTAAAATTATTCCTAATCTTGTTTATATTTCTGACTCAAAGAATCATGCTTCCATGATCGAAGGCATAAGACACTCTAAGGCGCCCAAGGTCATATGGCAGCACAATGATTTGGAGCAGTTGGATGAATTGTGTGCCAGTGCTGTATTGGCAGGACAGACACCTTGCATAGTTTTTGAATCAGTTTATTCAATGGACGGTGACATATCGCCCATGAAGGAAATATGTGACATCGCTGACAAGTATCGTGCGATAACATATATTGACGAAGTTCACGCAGTAGGACTCTACGGTGATCACGGTGGAGGCTGGACGGAGAAGTTAGGGCTACAATCCCGTGTTGATATAATCAACGGAACCCTTGGAAAGGCATTTGGTGTGCAGGGAGGCTACATTGCGGCTGACGCTGAAGTTATAGATGCCATCCGTTCAGTCTCTTCCGGCTTTATCTTTACCACTTCAATGAGTCCTGTTGCCTGTGCTGGCGCAATGGCAGCCATCAAGTATCTGAAAGATCATAATGAGATTAGAGAAAAGCATCAGGAACGTGCAAGGAAACTAAAATACAGATTACAAAAGAATGGCATTGAGGTAATGGAATGTTCGACAACACACATTGTTCCTGTGCTTGTGGGTGATGCCAAGAAGTGCAAGAGCATGAGCGACATGCTGCTCAATGAACACAATATCTATGTCCAGCCAATTAACTATCCTACGGTTGAGGAAGGAACGGAGCGTTTAAGATTTGCTCCTACGCCTTATCATGATGATGGGATGATTGAGGATTTAATCCTGGCTCTGAAGGCTGTGTTTGTAGAGCATCAGGACTAAGCAAAAATTGATCATCAATGTGATCAGGCGATCCTGCTTCAAAAATAACACCGCTTTGAGATATTAGTTCCACACTGTGTGGACTCATCTCTCCAATGTCAACTGTCTTTCCTTCTTGTATTAGTACTTCTCTTTGTTGTCCTGTTTTAATATCAATAAAAATAATCTTAAAGTTACCTGCATTAATAAACCAACTTTTTTTTCTATTCTTATGAATCATCATAGGAGTTTTTGCTCCTTGTTTATTAAACACAAGTATTTTACCAGAATATTCTTCGTTAGAACTCCAGGTAATTTCATATCCCCACGATCTATCTTCTTTTCCTTGTGGCATTAAAGTCATTGTCTTTGCTCCACAATTTTATCGATCAGCCCATATTCAAGTGCTTCTTCGGCACTCATAAATTTATCACGTTCCATGTCTGCCGCAAGTTGATCGTAGGTTTTGCCTTTTGAATTATGTTTTACATAAATGTTAGTTAAATTCTTTTTCATCTTAAGAATTTCTGTGACTTGAATTTCCATATCGGTAGCCTGTCCTCCAGCACCACCGCTTGGTTGGTGAATCATATGTCTTGCATTAGGTAACATAAAACGCTTACCGGATGCACCCGCCTGTGCGAGAAGTGAACCCATAGAGCATGCCTGTCCCATTACATATGTTTTAATATCCGATTTGATAAATTGCATAGTATCATAAATGCTCATTCCGGCTGTAACGACACCCCCCGGACTGTTTATGAATAGTGAGATATCCTTGTCTGGATTTTCACTTTCCAAAAACAACAACTGTGCAACAACTAAGTTTGCCATATGATCCTCAATTGGACCATTTAACATTATAATTCTTTCTTTTAATAATCTACTGTAGATATCAAAGGCTCTTTCACCCTTGCTTGTAGATTCAATCACCATTGGTACTAATGCCATTTTTTATGTTCCTTTAATTAATTCTTTATATTAACTTATATTATTCTATTTGTCAAGTAAAGATTTATAATATGAATCATTTCTTAACCAATCATAGTATATTTGGAATCCTTCCTCAACATCAACCTTTGGATCAAAACCAAAATGTTCTCTGGCCTTTGTTATGTCCAATGCTCCTCTGCTTGGAAAGTCCGCATCCTTATCTCTTACTTCTATGTTGCCCTTGCCCGCAAGTTGAACTGCAAACTGTGCTGCCCTGTGAAGCGTCACGGAATGGCTCTTGGTAATGTTGTATGTTTCATTGGCTGCCCTTTCGCTTAGGGTTGCCTTGACTATGCCATCCACGGCATCATCAACGTAGGTAAAGTCCAGTGTTTCGTTCTTGCCATTTACCTTTAGTGTTCTATCTCTCATTGCCGTTAATAGAAACTTGCTGATCACTCTGTCCTCAACGTCAAGCGGACCATAAACGGCACTGGGCCTTATTATGGTATGCTCCAATCCATGCTTTCGGGTATAGTCTCTTATCAGCATTTCGCCGGCCAGTTTCATTATTGCATACTGTCCTTGTGGATTGCACGTTGAATCCTCAGTCACATAATCCTCAAAGTCTCCATACACCATGCTGCTTGAAGTGTATATGATTCTTTTAACAGAATACCTTACGCAACATTCCAATATGTTTAGCAGTCCTTCGCTCATTACCCTTGATGCAACAGCAGGATTTGCATTCACTACCTTTTGCCTTGGAAAACTGGCAAGATGTATTATGGCTTCTGGTTTAATGTTTTCAATCACACGCTCCACTGATGCTGTATCAGCAATGTCCGTGCTGTATGCGAATATTCCGGGAATCTTCTTTCTGCGCTCCGCAACAAGATGATTTAATTCTGGTAGTGGGATAATTCCATAATTGGTTGCGTTATCAATTATGAATACTTCGTGACCAAGATCCGCCAATTTTCTTACAACATTATGTCCTATTAGGCCCAATCCGCCCGTAACAATTATCTTCATACTATTATTATATGCTCATGTGTTAAAAAATTCAACAAACTTGGAAGTTATTTCATCCAAAATAATCTATAAAAGGACTTGACAAACCCGGACAAATTTGCTATAATGTATGTATTAATTAGGCAAACAGAAAGGCTACAAAATGGGATTAGAAAATAGAGCGTTAGACACAATCATTCACAGGTTCAAGACCAAGCAGAAAACACCCCCACCAATATGGTTCGAGCATGGAACCCTTTGGGCAGATACCAATAGCGAACAGGACGTACAGATTATTGTGGAAGGACTACAGGCAGTGATTGCTCCTACTTGCAAGGTAAATGTATCCAAACTTAAAGCAACCAAAACGGAACCCTGGGATCAATATGCGTTTGACATAACCGCACCGGAGGGTATATAATATGACTATGAGAACACAACCACAAGATATTATAGATAGGCTTGAAGCAGACAATAGTCGATTAGCCAAGGAACAGATCATAGAAGATGCAATGAACGAAGGACTTGATGAGTTCTTTGAAGGTGTTGTAATGTGTTTGGATAAGTTGCACACGTTTGGTGTTAAACAGGTTCCTGAAAAGAAAGAAGAAGGTGGTCAAGGTCTTGCTTGGAAGCCTTTTACAGAATTAGCAGACAGTTTATATAAGAGACAATTAACCGGTAATGCTGCCAAGGATGCGATTGAACTTGCTATGGGCATTGCTACACAGGAACAATGGAATAAGTTTTATCGTAGAATTCTTATCAAGGATCTGCGTTGTGGTGTGAGTGAGAAGACGGTTAATAAGATTGCAAAGAAATTAAAGTTGGACAAATATAAGGTTCCCGTATTTGAATGCATGCTGGCACACGATTCAGCAAATCACGAAAAGAAAATGACTGGTAAGAAGTTGTTGGAACCAAAACTGGATGGAGTGCGTTGCATCACAGTTGTAGATTATCAACAGAGATCAGTTACACAATACACACGAAATGGTAAGGTGCTGGAAAACTTTGGTCACATAACTAAAGCACTGGAAGGATACATGGATGAGATTGGTCGTTCATATGTGCTGGATGGTGAAGTTGTTTCTAATTCATTCCAAGACCTTATGAAGCAGGTACATCGTAAGGACAATGTACACGCAGAGGATGCCAAACTGTGTTTGTTTGATATCATTCCACTTGTTGAAT